TAGACTATCAAATGCCTTTACATCTGAAATGGCTTTATCCAATTCTCTTTTTGCCTCTGCAATTTTTAATAAATGTTGTGGTTGTTTTAATTCTTGAAACTCTTTGTTTGCCTCATTAAATCTTTCTTGTGCGTCTTTCAGATCATCAAGTAACCTAATCTGTTCTCTTTCTGCCTGTTCTAACTCACTCTTTAACCTAATTACCTCACGATCATCACCGATTGCTTCTTGTCGTATTTGATTTAATCTATTTTGTGCAACAATTAATTCTTGTTTCTGTAATTCTGATTTATCTTCTATTTCATTTAATCTTCTTACTGCCTCTTCTTGTCTTAGAATTGCAAGTTTTTCTTCATCGGTTATTAATGTTGCATTCTTTCTAGCGTCTGCCAATTTATCTTCTATATCAGTTATCTTTTGTTTTTGTCTTTCTAATTTACCCTCAACCTCTGTAACCTTTTGATCGGCTTTCTTTCTTTTATCTAATAACCTTTCATTTTCTTTTAATATATCTTGGTAATTTTGTTCTGCGTCAAGCATTGCCGATAAGGCACTTAATTGTTTGTCCAACATTTCATCAGATAATTCTGTTACCGCATCAGTTTGTTCTTCTACCTGTCTTGTTGTGTCCATTAGAGAAACTGCCAACATGTCTTGTTCTACTGCATACCTTTCTGAATTTCTTGCAGCGTCTATTTGTTCAAGGTTTGTTATTGCCAATTGTTCTGCATATTCTTTATTTCTTTGTGCATTTCTTTGCACAAAATTAGCTGCACTTGCATGCCTTTCAGAAACCCTAGATAACTCAAATGCTATTTCTTTGTTACCTTTAATTGCAAATCTTACAACGCCACCAAAAAAACCATATGTATCTATGTTGTCATTTAAAACCTTAAAATATGCTTTGATACCCGGTATTGAATCTGTAAAAGATTGTACCAAATCAGATGTTGCCTCAATCGTATCTCTTATTGCTGGCTCAAATTCTTCTATTATCAACTGACCTAATACAGAAAATCTATCTCTCAATATTTCTGCCTGACCTGCCAAAGAATCAATTTGTTTATCAGCAACCTCTTCTGTTGCACCTGCTGAATCTCTTAATGCCTTTTCATATTCTCTTATTTGATCCCCTGCACCAGATAGAATCTTTACTGCGTCTGCCACACCACGATTCAAACCTAATTGATCTAATGTACTTGCTTTTAATTCATCAGACATTGGACCAAGAACTGCGTCCAATTCTTCTACGATATCAGCAACATTTTTCATATTGCCCTCTGTATCAAACATATTCAAACCAAGTTTGGCAAATTCTTCACTATTCTTGGCAGTTGCTCTTGGTATATCTCTTAATACTTGGTTTAATTTTTCACCTGCCTCTGCACCTTTTACACCACGATCTGCAAATGCAGCAAGAACGGCAACACCCTCTTCAATATCTTTATTAACAACCTTTAATGCTGCACCCGATTTAGTTGTTAGTGCTTCTGAAAACTGTTGAACACTTGCGTTTGCTAATGTATTAGCCTTTACAAGAACATCTGTAACCCTTGTGAGATTCTCTAGGTTTTTTTGTGCGTCATTAACAGTAAGACCTAATGCTGATTGTGCGTCTGTGGCAAGATCGGTTGCCAATGACATATCGAACATACCTGCTTGTGCAAATTTAGCCACCTGTGGTAATGCAGCAATAGATTGTGTTGCATTTAAACCTGCTGATGCTAGGAAAAAGAAAGCCTCTGCTGATTCTGTTGCTGATATTCTTGTTGATGTGGCAACATCTCTTGCCGCCTGTACCATTCTCTCTTGTTCTTGAACAGATGTGTTCATGATTGCAAGAGATTGAGTTAGTGCGTCTTCAAATTCTACAAATTCTTTTACTGCCTTTGAAACACCAATTGCAAGTGCAGTACCAAATGCAATCGCAGCCCCTTTGACAACCTTTGAAAGTTTGGCAGTCTTACCACCAAGACCTTCCATTTGTTTACCTGCAAGATCAGCACCTTTTGTAACAATACGAATAAATATATCTGCTACTGCCATTATCTTTTTGACCTTTGTTTATTCAATTCTGCCTCTTGCATTGCTTGTTGGTAATCTCTGCGTTTTTTCTCATATAGGTAAAAACCTACCCACTGTTGATATTCTAGCAGAGACATTGATTGTCGCATACTACCAACAGTCATGCCTAGATCACGAGCTAATTTAAATTCAAATGTTAAATCAGAATCGTTTTCAAAATTGGTCGGCTAAATCGCCTTGACCCCCTAAACCATTGATGTCGTTTAATGCTACAAAAATCTGATCTATTACAGTAGATTCTTTTTCATAAAGCATATTTATTGCGTCATCATCTAATTTTGGCTCAAGAACTGAAACCTTTAACAATTCTTTTTGGTAATCAAATGCATCTGTATCATCTGCATTGATAAGCCGACCTAATTTTATTTGTGTTGCCTTAGATATACCCTGTACCAATATTGTTCTATCCCATTGAGGTATAAATACCTCTTCTGTTGGAACATTTGGTATTGAGGCCAAATCTTCAAGCGTAAGTCGTTTTTTATTATCAGCCATTGTAAACCTAGTGTGTGCCTCTAGTTACTGCACCAGTTACTTGCAGATCGCCAGAAAATGCAACAACATCTCCTACGGGTGAAGAAATAGCATAATTTGTCAATATGCACTCGCCTGTGTACTTGATCTTTCCAGACCCAGTACCTTCTGGTGAATATTCATAAGACAATGTAGCAGCTTGACCTACTACTGCACCAAATATTGCGTCTGCAGTTGCGTCCCAAACTCCACCAAGTGAAATTGTCGCATCTTTCAAACCTGCAATATAGGTTTTATTGCTTGCACCTAGAGTTGTTGTTTCAGCCACATCAGCTGTTTCTGGGAAATCTACATTATTCACAAATGCCGATATATCGGTTAATGATCCACTAGCATTATCTATTTTAAATACGCTATCAGACCCATGCACGAATGCCATATTTTTCTCCTATCCTACTCTTCCAAAGCCAACAATCACATTAAAACTTGGATTTGTACCAGTTATTGTGTAGTTGACCCTAAGGTATCTATTTATTGTTGTTCCACTCGCAATCTCACTAACTTGTGAGCCTACGGCAGTGAAATTTGTAAAAGTTACTAAATCAACAAAGGTTGAATCATTTGTACTATGTTGAATTTTTATTGTTGCTGTTGGTGTTGATGTTCCAGAAACCCCTGTAACAATTGCAATTGCACCACCACCATTGGTTGTACCTGCACCATTATCGGTTGATGTAGAGTTTCCTGTTGCAGTAATGGTTGCATTATCTAATACAAGACCATTAAATAAACCTGCGTCTGCCTGTAAATCTAAAGATGTTGCAACTACATCACCAACTGGTGAAGATTGTCCATAATTTGTTACTACACCTGTACCAAAGAAAATACTTTTTCCGTCTGTGATACCATCTGCACCAATACAAATATCTGTATCTGTTGATGATCCAAGAAATGGTTGAAGAATAGCATCAGCAGTTGCGTCAAACATACCTGTCATGCTTACAGTACCGTCTTTATCGCCTGCAATAAAAGATTTGTTAGAACTACCAAAGGCAGTTGTTTCACTTACATCTGCTGTTCTTGTGAAATCAACATTATTGAAATATTGTCCAAAATCATTATTGTTTAAAAATAATTTAGAATCTTTACCATGTACAAATGCCATTATCGCATACTCCTTGTACCTCTTCTTCTACGCCTTCTTCTGTTTCTGTTTGATGATCGACCACCACCGTAGCCACCTCTACCATATCCCATTATTCTTCCTCCGTTTCATACCAAGCTTCATTTTCTGGTGTGTTTGGATCATCGGCAATAAAATGTCCTTTGTCATTTCTTGCCCTCTTCATTGTTTTATTTAGGTCTGCTTTTTCTATTACACCCATTTTTTTTAATTCTGAAAAATCTTTGGCTTTTAAATCTTCTTTCTTTAGAATATCGCCAACCTCGTATCTTTTTTCTTTGGTTTCAAAACCTATTAAAACTTCAAACATTATGCTATTACCTCTACTGTAAATTCCACACCTAAATAATCAATGTTATTTATAGTATACACGCCAACCTCTTTTGCTTCAATCACTCTACAAGAATTAGCCGCACCACCAAGTGTAACATCTGATTCTATTTGTGCCTTTACAGAAGATGATCCTGTACTTGCACAAAAAGAATCTAAGGTTTCTTGTGAATCTTGAGCGTCAACCTTTGATACATAAACAAATACTGGTATTTCGTATTTATCTGCACCCCTTTGTATTGTTATATCATATTCAATTAATTCAACAACACCTACAACGGCAGTTGGTGGCTCTACAAAATCTGGTACAAATTTAAAAACAGTTAATGATGAAATGTTTTCAAGATTTGTTCCAAGACCATTTCTTATTGATGTTAAACTAGCCACTTATCCTACCTTT